TACACGTCCTTGATAAAGAAGGCCTCCGATTCTCACGCACGGTTCCTGTTGGAATCAGCCTCGATCATGGGTTCAACAACCCTACAGCGGTACTTTGGCACGCCCTTCTCCCTGAAGGGAAGGTAGTTACATTCCATGAGCGATACCTTAGCGGAGAGGTCGTATCCTCCCATGCGCGATACATCCATGAGTTCAACAGAGTCAATAAAATTCAGCCCGCTATCCTTATCGCAGATCCCTCCATTAAGAACACAGACCCTATTACCGGAACTTCTATCCTCCAAGAATACATTAAGTTTGGGCTACCTTTCACACTTGCAAACAATGATGTTAAAGCAGGCATCGAGCGAGTCTCCTCTTATCTTAAACCTAGGACAGGGGGAGAGCCTATGTGGCGTATCACTAAAGATTGCACGAATACTATCAGAGAAATGGGACGATATAAATGGAGCACCTACCAGTCTAAGAAATTAGATGCTCGCTATAATCGTAAGGAAGAGCCTCATAAGAAAGACGACCACGCTTGCGACAGCCTGCGATACTTCTTAATGTCGCGCCCAGAACTTGAGTTGGAATTCGCGCAGGCAAATAAGCGGATTAACCCCACAGAATTCTGGGACGATAGTGTGGTGGCGCATGTTGGCGATTGGAACGTTAGACAAATTCGTTCTGAGGAAATAGCAGCGTGGCAAGCACAGAATGATGAATACTCAGATCGTACTGGCACGGACATGATGGGAGGTTTATGGTAGGGCTTGACAGCCCTGTCGGAACGTGAAACGATCCCCCTGTCGGAGCACTTCGGTGCTCCATGTTGTATACCTAAGAGGACTTATGAGTTTGAACTGGCGTTATGATAGTTCAGGTCGAGTGCAGCCGACTGAGTTTGGCCGAATGCTTGATCCTGGATTATGCCTTTTATGTAGTAGGCCGGGTAATTCTTCAGAAGAGGTTTTTGCTAACCTTGGAGTAGAATTAGAGTATTACGGCGTCGCATACCTGTGCTTAGAGTGTTGTGCTGAAATTGCAGACTTCGTTTTGTTTAAGTCTCCCGATGCGTACAACAGTCTCTTAGATTCGCTTGATATTTATCGTCGTAGAAATATTCAGTTGTCAGAGCAACTTGCGGAAGCAAAGAGGTTAGTTGATGTACGAATTAACTCTGCTGGCGATAATGTCATTAGTAGCGATGGGTCTGTTAGTGTTCCTCTTTTTGAGGTTGACAGCCCAGCAGACGAAGTTGATCGAATTCTTAACGACCACAAATCAAAGCCTGTTGAATCAGGTAAGAAGTAAGGATTTAGCCACCCTGTCGGGTCTTGAGCAGGTGTATACTGGACCTGTTGAAGATACTTATATGTCGACTGAGGATAGGGAGTTGTTGGCATGGCAGCAGGCAGTGGCAGCACAGCACGCCTTAGGTGAGCCCACTTTCGATCTAGATGATGAGGATATTGAAACCCTTAGGGCGGCCTTATGAGTTTACAGCAGGCAGTTGAAGCGCAAGCAGGGGTTAATCCCTTGTTAGATGCTTTAATCCGACAGAAGCAAGATGCAAGTCTTGCTACTTGGGTTGAAGATCAGTTTAAGTCTATGAAAGCTGCTCGTCAGGATCAAGAGCGGCAGTGGTATTTAAACTTAGCTTTCTATTTTGGTAATCAATATATTAAGCCTATGGGGGCTTTAAATAGCCTTACCTTTACTACACCTAAGGCTCCTCCGTGGCGTGTTCGTCTTGTTGTAAACCGTATTAGGCCAGCAATTCGAACTGAAGTTGCTAAACTTATTGCCCAGAAGCCTACGGTTTATGTCATTCCTGCTACCGGAGAGGAAGAGGATAAGGCTGCCGCTAAGGCGTCTGGACAAATTTGGGAAGCCGCCTATAGAGATAAAGAGTTTAAAAAAATTCTTAGGCGAGCACTTTGGTGGGGTTCTATCTGTGGTAACTCCTTTATTAAGGAGTATTGGGACGCAGGTACTGGTCCTGAGATGATTAACCCTATGACAGGAGAAAAGACTACCGCTGGTGATGTGGAAATGGAGGTTGTTTCTCCTTTCCATGTATTTGTTCCTGATCTTACTTTAGAAGATATCGAGCAGCAGCCTTATGTTATTCATTCTACTCTTAAAGATATTGGTTATGTTCGCCGTGTTTACGGTTTTGAGGCTACGCCGAATGCTTCTTCTAATGATTCCCTTATTGATAATCGTTATCTCAACATAGTCAATGAGGCATCAGTTAACAAAAAAGATCAGGTTCTTATGCATGAGGTTTGGATTAAGCCTCATGGACATAAGTTATTCCCTGAAGGTGGCTTGCTTACTGTAATTAATAGTAAGGTTGTTCAGCGGATTGATAAGTATCCGTACCCTCACGGTGAGTTCCCCTTTGCTAAGTTTGACCATGTTCAAACTGGGAAGTTTTACTCAGATTCTGTTATTACGGATTTAATCCCTCTTCAGCGAGAGCTTAATCGTACCCGTAGTCAGATTATTGAGTCTAAAAACCTGATGGCGAAGCCTCAGTTAATTGCTCCGCGCGGCTCTGTTCAGGCTCGTAAGATTACCTCTGAGCCGGGTCAGGTTATCGAATATACGCCGGGTCTTACGCCTCCTACGCCTCTTCCAATGCAATCCCTTCCTGCTTATGTTTTACAGGAAGTTGATCGTCTTATGGCTGACATGGACGATATTGCAGGTACTACTGAAATGTCTCGTGGTCAGAATCCGTCACAGGTGACCGCATACTCGGCCCTGTCGTATCTTCAGGATCAGAGTGAGACAAAACTTTCTGCTTCCGTTGCATCTGTCGAAGAGTTTGTTGAGAAGATCGCTCGGCTTTACCTTAAATATGTTGTATATTATTGGGATATGCCGAGAACCGTCAAAGCTGTAGGTAAAGACAAAATGATTGAGGTTTCTGCATGGAAAGGCAGTGACCTTAAAGGTAATACAGATATTCGTGTCGAAGCGGGATCTGCTATTCCTCTTGGTAAGCAGCCGCGTCAAACGTTCTTACTTGATTTGTTTAAGTTGGGAGCACTGCCTCCTGAGTCGCTTCTTGAACTTCTTGAAATGCGTGATCTTGAAGATGCTCAGTCTGAGTTCTTATTAGATAAGCAGCAGGTTCAGCGAGAGAATATTCTTCTTATGAATATTGCGGCTGAATTGCCTCCTGAAATTATGCAGCCAATCACAGATCCTATGACTGGACAGCAGTTACCTCCCCAGATTCCTCAGATTTTCTTACCTCATAGTTACGATAACCATGAGGCACATATTGCATACCATAATAACTTCCGTAAGACTCAAGAGTTTGAACAAGCTCCTGATGTTGTAAAGCAGTTGTTTGAGCATCATGTTATGATGCATCAGCAAGCTTTAATGGGAGTTAATCCTGCTATGGGTGGTCCTGCGGTTGGTGGTCCTGAAGCAGGAATGCAAGGACAGGAAGAGCCTCCGCCAGCAGGCGGGGAGACAGGCACGCCATCTAATACACAGCCCCCGGGGCAGGGGAATTAAGGAGTAAAAATGGCTATTATTACGCAGATTGATGCTGAGACTGATCCTGGTTTTAGCTATCCCGGTCACAGCGCAGGACAGAAATTAACTGCGGCTCATTTAGCATCTTTGGCTACTATTGCTCAGATGGATACAGACCTTCCTGCGGCAATTGCTGCTAAGGATAAGCCGTCGCTTACGGTGAACGACATGGTGTACGCTCTTCGGGTTACGAAGTATCAGCCCGCGTGGAGTAATACGCCAGGTACTTATGCTGTTGGTGATATTGTTAGCCATCTTGGTAAATTCTGGTATTGTAACGCTACGGCTGCGGGTACTGATGTTCCCGGTACTTCTAATAAGTGGACCTCGACGGGTGCTCCACATATTTCATAATTAAAGAAAGGCAAGTTAATGGGTAACGACGGCAACGTGCCGGAGGGCTTAGATATTGAAAGCCTAGCCGCGCAGATGCTGGGTCTGGACATGGAGGATGAGGAGGAGTACGCTGATGATGAAGAGCAGCAGGCTCCCCCGCCCGGCCATCCGGCTTGGCAGGAAATCCTCTCAGTAATTCCAGAAGAGTTACACTCACAAGTTATTCCGACATTACAACAGTGGGATGCTGGAGTTAGTCGTAGATTCCAGAAAATCCACGATGAATATGAACCATATAAGAAGTTTGAAGATTACGATCCCGAAGATATTGAAGAGGCTATGGGAGTGTATCGGGCACTCACTAACGACCCGGCTTCGACATGGGAAACAATTGGGAGAGTTTACGGACTTAGCCCGCAGCAAGTTTCTCAGGCTACCTCTGACGAGGATATTGATTTAGACGGATTACCTGAAGGCATTAAGAATCGACTGTCGAAGATTGATCTACACGATCAGGTTTTAGAATACGTTTCTCAGCAAATGTTGGATGCTCAGGCTGCCGAAGAGGAAGCCCAGGAGGATGCAGCATTAGAAGAGCTCTTAGACGAACTCACCGAAGAGTATGGAGAGTTCGATGAAGATTATGTTGTTGGTTTAATTGCGGCTGGTGTGGACCCTGTAGAAGCAGTTGGCAGGTTTCAAGAATTAGTCGAGCAATACTACCAGCAAGAAGAGCCTTATGAGC